AGCAATAGTTCGCCATGTCTTTTCTTAACTACGAAACCATCAGCGGTTACTTGCGGGATGTTGCGGCCCACTTTGATAAATGGGGCCTTAACATCAAGTATGGGGCTAATTTCAACATTAAAGCTGAATTTGAAGGTGTTACGAAAACGCAGGGGGAACGAAGCGGAGCGCTCTTCTCTAATCATGTCACGGCTTTGGGTTATGTTCGGTGTACCGAAGCCTTCGATCAACCCGTCTATGATGGGTTCAATGCAGCCATGCTCGGTGAGGACGGGTTGCCAGACTACGACCTTGTGGCAAATGCCATAAGCAAGTTATATGACACCGAACGAGACGGTGGCAATGCACGCGCCATATTGGCCAGCAGTATCAAGGAGGACAATTCTGTGATGTTGCTGTACAACATGTTACGCCTTTATGCCATTAAAAAACTACAAGAAACGAAGAGGTGTAAGGTCGCTCCAGACGACATCATTTATGACGATGGCCATGTGCAAGTCAATGCGGCGGCCTTCCTAGGCATCAACGCGAAGTACGATATTGCAGACTTTGAGATCAGGAGGGTCAACAACCTCGTGGCGGCTGTCCAGCTACAGAGGGGTGCTAAGTTCGATGGTGGCGATGCATACATTGCCAATATAGACAGAATGACAGCCAAAGACCAGACTGTATTGGCGATTGCTGCGAAAGACTGGCCAGATCAGGAATTGCCATTCAGGGTCTGCCACCCCAGCTTCCCGGCTGCTAACATCATGGTGATGCATGAGCATGAGGATAAAATCAGGGATGTGGTCGAATATGACGATTTGACTGCGGCTGACGTGCTGACCGCCCTTGCACGGTTTGTTGAAAACATGCGCATTCAGGCGCACTTTGACATGGCATATGGGATATTTTGTCAGGTCTTGTATACCCACTTGCCACGGTCAGTCGAAGCCTTCGTCTGGTATGGCAAGCGGCCGGAGCTGGTTATGTCCAAATCAAAGAGCCCGAGAGGCATCCACCCTCTCATGACCGGCGGTCAGCCATTTGTGACTGACGTGTCAAGATGGGCAACATTCAAGTCATATTTGAACTATCCGGATAGGGCGATATTGCATTCACTGGCCCTCAGCGAGGCAGTCATGACCAGTACTTTTGACACACTGACGCGGGCCAAAGACCAGCCTGACCCACTCAGCGGCATAGTCAGCAATTACTACGCTTATGAGACAGGACTGCTCAGAGACCTCATCATGGCCGGAATGCGTTTTGGATATGATCTATCTATGCCGTGGGCCAGCGGAATAGGCTTGAAACGGTACAATTGGCTCGATGAACGGGTGCCGTCAAAACTTTTAAATGTGCGCATATTGGACGCTATGGCCCCACAAACATATAACATTGTCAAGAAAGTTATTAATGGGCAAGAGCTTAACGCGGTGCATCTGTTAGAGTTGGTCCCAGCGTGTTATCCGATTCTATCGATGGGGATACGCGCCAGCAAATTCTACATGAATGAGCTGGTGCAAGAGGTGGAACTACATGGTTCTAGCTTACGCAACATGCTGTATACCACAGACGCGAATGATGCGCACAAGGCCATGTCGATCTGGAGGGTGATGGGCTGGGACACGACTGTGCGCAGGCTGAGCGACGGCGCTTTCTTCAGTAATTGGGCGCCTAATGCCAACGGGCACTACCTGCCAGCATTTGCAAGTGATGGTGAGCTAGTGCAGTCCTACGAATTTTCTGCTGAGACGATCACCAAACGTGGCTATAACTGGATAGAAATGCCGAACATAACAAACAGATTTAAGATGCGGATAGAGATGCAGTATTTGATGCACAAAATATTCGTCGACGGACGCGATACGAGAGCGTTTGGAAGCCCTGTAGTAATGAAGCCAGTCGACCCGAGCGAAGGACGACGGGCTGTGCTGGGTGAAAACATGAGGTACACCGCACACATCGTGAAGGGAATCGACGCTGTACAGAAGATGTCGGATTTTCGCAGGCTCTGGCAGAGCAGCCTGGAAGTAGCGGATGTGGAGATTTTTACTGGTCACACCACATGACCGTGATGCCGTACGACAACACGTCGTACACCAATGTGCCCGAAGGCAGCATTGTCGCACCTGTAATGGTCGATAGTGAAGGCAGGATGAGCACTCAGGTATTGGCGGATGGATATGTGGGCTGTGATGCAACTTTGTCAGAACCGTTCGTGCCGGCACGACAGGTGGCCAATAGTATGGCAGTGGTACTGACCCACCACATGATAGAGGGTGAGGCAGTGTACGGGTATTGGACTAAACTCGGATGTTTCCATGTGTTCTACGCGAGCGTCAGACACATTACTAGGCTTAACACCAAGCTGCTACGGCTCGTCGGAGGGTTGTATGTAGGCTGTGTCAGATCTTTACTACGTTTCGACTGGTATGAACACTTTGTTAAGTCAAATGCCATATCACAAGACCGCATCATTGTTGAAGTGCACAGGCAGCAATTTGAGCGAGCCATGATAAGTCAGGACCACCACACACACCTAAGGCCGGAAGAGATAATGGCACTACACGAAGGGGCGCAAATTGCAAGAGACAGTGACGGCAAGAAGATATTGTCCGTGCGAACGACATGCAGTTGCGTAAGGTGCCACTGCACTGAGCGAGTCATCAAGAGGGCGCGAGAGCTTGAGATTGATACGGAATCCAGCGTGGCCACATTCATGTTGTATATAACTGTAGCACCTGAATGGGCGGTATGCATCCTTGCAAACCTGGTTCAGCTAGCCGAAAGTGCGCAGCAATTTAAGCAGTGGCTCAAATATGAAGGTCTTCTGGCCAAGCAACTGCAGCATCGACATAGGGACGACCTGAACGTTATATTTGAATTAAACGTGCTAGTCAACAGGGTGGATGGCACCGTGGATTGGGATAAAGAAAAGACAAATAGGACGACAGGCATCAAGGTGGCCGAAATCCAACCAGCTAAAGTCAAAGAGCTAGCTACCGAAATATTCACCGAAGCGCTGGTTACAGGCAAAGTCCCGCGAGCAAAAAGCTGGAAGTCGTACTGGAAGACGAGGTGGGCCGTCATGCCTGTTGGCAGTTTTGTCTCGCAGCATCGGCAGGACATACTCGAGAAGCAGCGCATACCCTTGGCCACGTTAGCAAACAAGACCACGGTGTTATCTACGATCGGTGAACGCGAATTCGACTATTACGAGAGCAGAATACCAGAAATATACGCCAGTGTAAGTACTAAGTACGAATGGGGTAAAGTGAGAGCACTTTATGGTTGTGACATAACGAGCATGTTGATGGCCGATTTCGCGATGTGCGATGCAGAAGATTGCCTGCCTGGATACTTCCCAGTCGGAGACAGGGCAACTGCCACCTATGTAGGCAAGGCTTTCAGGGCCATGAAAGGGATACCAGTGTGCTACGATTATGATGACTTCAACTCGCAACACTCGGTAGCGTCGATGCGTGCAGTGCTGCAGGCCTGGGCAGACGTCTTCGCACCTTTTCTGACCGAAGAGCAGTTGAGAGCCTTAGCATGGACGAGTATGTCACTGGGACATCTTGTGGTCAACAACACCGTCACCAACGATAAGTACGTGGCTGAAGGCACGTTATTTTCTGGATGGCGATTAACATCATTTATCAATTCAGTACTGAACAGGGTGTATCTGCTGAACGCCGGCCTAAGACGCAGGTTGTCATATGCACTGCATAATGGTGACGATGTATACGCTGTGGCTGACAAGCTGAGTGATGTAATCAAACTGATCGACGACGCGGCTGCCCACAAGGTTAGAGCACAGACAACTAAGATGGCCATTGGTACCATAGGAGAATTCCTGAGGGTTGATAACATCGCTACCAACCCGACCGGGGCTCAATACCTGACCCGAGCATGCGCGACCGCTGTACACTCCCGCATTGAGAGTGAAGCAGCGAAGACGTTTATGGCAATGGCTGACGCGAATGACGAACGACTACAAGCATTGCTGGACAGGGGAGGGAAACCTGAAGTGGTGGCCAAACTGAGAGACAGGCTCAATGTGAGGGTATGTGACATATTCGGTGTTGACGCGGGGTTACTGGGGCATTACAAAGCATTACACCCGGTGCAAGGTGG